AGTCGGGCGAGGCGTTGACCGTGACGGTCGAACTGACCGTGGCATGGCCCTCGACCTTGGCGACGACGTCGCCCTTGATCTGCGCCTCGATCGGCCCGCTGGTGACCTTCTGGAACGCACGCCCGCGGGCGCCCTCCGGGTCGCGCCGGAACGCGTCCGCGGCTCGCCTGGCGCGCTCGAAGTCGGCAAAATCCGGCGGTGCGGATTTCATGCCGGATTTGATCTGCTCAGGATCGACCGTGAACCCGGGCTGGGACGACAGCCAGGACCCGGCCTGATAGACGCCGATCCCGGCGGCCGTTGCCAGTCCCGCAAATCCGAGGCGGGTCAGCGCCGGCAGACCAAGGCCGCCGGGCCGCACCATGCCCATCAGCGCCAGCGTCCGCATGGCGCCCTCGGCGAGGCCGACCGCGCCGACAAACGCGCCGAGCGCGGTTGCCGCCTGCAGCTGGGTGTCCGACATTTTCGAGGCTGAATTCACCATGCCGGAGAAGGCGTTGAGGCCTTGCGTCAGCCATGCGTCGTTGGCGCGGCCAAGCGCGGTCTCGAAATTCTTGATGGCGCCCTCGGCGCGCAGCAGGGCGCCGGAGAAACCGCCCATCCGCTCGTCGCCGATCGACTTGGCGAACCCCTCGGCGACGTTCGCAAGCTTGGCGACGGTCTCGTCGAACAGGGTCACGCCGCCGCCGCTGACGGCCATGAACCGGCCGCCCTGCTTTTCGCCGAAAATGGCGTTGGCCTGGTTCAGCGTCGGGTTGGCGCTGATGATGGCGCGCAGCAGCTCCGGCGTGTTCACGCTGGCGACCGACAGCTTGTAGAAAGTGTCGACCGCCTTCGCGATTGCCTTGGCGTCGGCGGCCTTCAGCTCGCCCTTCCTGTTGCGGTCGAACGACTGCGCGACGATGTCGGAGGCCTTCTCGACAAAGTTTTCGCGCGACCCGGTGACCTCGGTGTCGCCCATGATCTCGCTGAGCGATTTGATCTGATTGGCGGTCAGGCCCTTGCCGAACTTCGCCTTGATGCTCAGGCCGAGGTTTTCGGCCGACAACTGGTTGGGGCTCGACGTGAATTTGTTGAAGTCGATCCCCATGGTCCGGTAGGCGTCGAGCGCCTGGCGGGTCGGGGCGACGAGCCGGCCGGAGAACGCGCGGACCGCGACGCCGGCCTCGTCGCCGCGAATGTTGGCGCGGCGCATCAGCGCCGCCATGGCGCCGACAGTGGGGTCCGGCAGGCCGGCCGTGGCGCCGGGCGCGCCGCCATATTTGTAGAAGGCTTTCACGTCCTCGTTGTCGAGGCCGCCGACCTTTGCCAGCTTGGCGGCGAAGTCGACGGCTTTCCTGGCGTTGGCCAGCGCCTCGTTGCCGTCTTCCATGTGCTTTCGCGTCGAAAACAGAATGCCCTCGATCGTCTTGGCGGCCTCCGGCAGCTGCGCGTTCATGGCCTGCGCGTATTCGCTGGCCGACTGCACGATCGGGATGATCAGGTCGCGCTTGACGCCGCGCTGGGCGAGGTCGAGCTGGGCCTCCAGCACCTGCAGGTCGTTGAACGGCGTCGTCGCGCCCATCCTGAGCGCCTGGTCGATCAGCGGTTTTTGATCCTCCTTCGAGATCCCCATGACGGCGCGCTGGTAGCGCACCAGGTCGTCGAAATGCTTGTAGGTCGTGACGCTGTCATGGGCGATCTTGGCCGCCGCGATGCCGGCGGCTGAACCGGCGACGGCGCTGGCCATGGCGGCGACCGTCTTGGCGGTTTTCGCCACGGGGCTGATCGCCCGCTCGGTCTGGTCGATGCGGCGCGTGATGCCGCCGAGCGCCCGCGACGTCGACTCGACAGTCTTGATCGACCGGCCGAGGCCGTCGATCTTGCGCGCGACCGCATCGACGACCGCACCCGTCTTGTCCTCGGCCGAGATGATCAGCCGGGCCTCGAGGGCGTTCGCCATGGGTCAGTCTTTCCGCTTCAGCAAACCGCGGCGCTCGGCGCGATCGACCCACCATTGCAGCTCGGACAACGCCATGTCGCCGCAGGCCCCGGCGTCGACGACCATCAGGTCGAGGACGAGGAGATCGGCCCAATGGGCGACGACTGCTCCCGGGCATGCCCGAAAAAATCGAGCATGGCCTGCTTCACCCGCATCGCGTCGGCGAGCGACAGATTGTCGAGGATCGCCTTCGATGCCGGCTCGATGACGCACGCCGCGATGTAGTCCGCGACCACGTCGGGCCGTTCGGTCGCGAACACGGTGCCGTCCGGCGAGCGGGCCATGACGGTCGGCTCGCCGAGGGAGAAGAATTCGCGGGCTTTCGGCTCGCGCAGGATGACGCGCTCGACCGTCTCGTCCGCGAATCCTGGCCGCTTCTCGAGCAGCGTGATGGTGGTGGTTTTTGCCATCAGCCGACGACCCTGCGATAGCCGGAGGCGCGGACCTTCAGGCCGGTGACCTCACCGGTCTCGCGGTCGATCATCGGGCTCCCCTCAAAGAACCCGTTGTAGAAATTATGCGTCGTGCCGGTCAGGTCCTCGACGATCGAGATCGGCCCCGGCGCGGCGCGCAGCATGCCGTTCCAGTCGGTCCCGGGCGTGTCCTCGAACGTGATCTCGGCCGAGTAGCCGTCCGGCTTGAACGAGCGCGACAGGCTCCCGTCCTGGTTGGCGATGGCGGTGACCGCGGCATTGACCGGATCGAGGGAGAATTTCGCGCGGAAGATGAACGGCTTGCCGCTCACCAGCATCCGCATTTCGCCGCCAAAATCGGCCATGGTGGTGTCTCCTCGGTGTGTGACGGAGTGTGCGGATCAGCCGCCGGGCAGCTGCGACGCATAGAGCGTCGCGTTGCCGGCGAGGACGTCGAGCGGCTTGACGCGCTGGATCGGCATGAACACGTCGACGCGGTTCGGCTGGCTGCCGTTGCGCTGCACCTGGACGTTGGCAGCGAACCCGACGGCGTTCTCGACCACGCCCCAGGCGGCGAGCTGGTCGTAGGCCATCACCAGCGTCGCCTTGATGTCGCGGACCGTCACCAGCGCGCCGAGGTTGGCCGGGTTGGTGTCGGCGATCGCCTTGGTGCCGTGCTGGGCGGCGAGCTGGGTGCGCATGAAGCGCAGGATCGAGGTCAGCTGCAGCATCGACTGGATGTCGCGGAACACCGTGTCGGCCTGTCCGCTGACGCCGGTGCGGTAGGTCGTCACCAGCTTGTCGATGGCGACCGTGCCGTCCTGGTTGACGATCCAGGTGGAGATGCCCGACCCGGTGGCCATGTTGCGCGCGGCATATTGCAGCCAGGTCGAGCGATCGCGCGGCGGGACGAGGCCCTGCACGACGAGGCCGGTCTGGTTACGGCTGACATTGCCGGTCGTGTAGTCGCTGAGCCACGGCATGGCGCGGGCGGCGAAGGCTGCAGCCCACAGCCAGGCGGGATGCGGCGAGGCCGCCAGGCGGCCCAGCACGGTCACATGGCGGTCGTTGAGCGACAGGCCGAGCGTCGTCAGGGCCGCCAGCGAACCCGTCGCGACCGTGATCACATGGCCGTAGGACTGGCGGCTGTAGGCCCAGCGGCCGCTGGTATCGTTCAACGCCGTGGTGCAGGCGCCGATCGAGGCCGCATCGCCCCAGGGCGACACGATCACGTCATAGGGATCGTCGCCGAGCGCGGCGAGCGCGGTCGCAAGCGTCGGCGTGCCGGTGCCGGCCGTGGTGCTGGCCACCGTGATGCGGCCGGACGGCGCGAAGATGTTGCCGGTCAGGTCGGTCGGCACGGCGTAGTCGATGTCGGCCAGGATCGCGCCGGGATGGCGGGCCGCGACGGAGACGACGCCGGCCGCCGATGTGGCGGTCACCGGCAGCATGGCGCCGGTCTGGGCGTTGAAATAGGCATTGATCGCCGAAGCGATCGAGCCGGCGATGGCCGCCACCGTATCGGCCGACGCAATGGCGATGGTCAGGCGCTCGCCGCAGACATCGATGGCGCCGAACCCGGCCGTCCCGGCCGCGCCGGCGCCGACCGTGAGGGTCGAGACCTGCGCCGTGCCGGCGGGCTCGGCGACATGCATCGCCCAGATCTCCTGCACGGGGGCGTTCTGGCGGGCGATGCGAACCATCTCGCGCAGCATCGAGCCAGGGCCGCACAGGCTGTCGGCGTCGGACTGCGAGCCGATGACGGTCGGCGTGTTGGCGGCCAGCGACCCCGCGCTGGTCTTGTGGCCGATCAGCAGCAGGCGCGCGGGCGAGCCATAGCCGCCAGCACTGTTGACCTCGAAGGCGAACATCGGGGCGACAAGGCCGGACCCCGGAATCTGGTTGAACTGGATCGGCATGGGTCAGCCCTCCGTGGATGGAATGGCGGCGGACGCCGGCACGCGTGCGGGCGGGGCGGGAGCTTGCGCGATGCGGATCGAGCCGTCGGCGAGGGCGCCGATCCAGAACGGGTCGTCGGTGTCGACCAGCTCGCCGGCCGGACTGAACCGGCGCGACGGGTCACCCGGCCATGGCAGGGCATGGGACGGGTCGGTCAGGACGGCGAATTCAGCGGGCATGGCTCAGCCTCAGAAACTGGTGCGGGCGCGGGTGTCAGGGTTCGACGCATTCGGCGTGCGATCGCCGGCGACGTAGAGGTCGACGCCGACGAGCGCCGGCGCGCTGACGGGCGCGGGAACGGACGCCGCGAGCGCGGTGCACAGATCGAGCGCGGCTCCGGCCGGCAGGGCCCTGGCGACGCTCGCCAGCGGCTCCGGCAGGCGCGAAAGGCCGGCCTGCGGTGTCACCGGCCAGCTGTCGGGCCGGACCTTGCACCGGAACGTGATGGTGCGGCCGGCGAGGCGGACGGTGCGGTCCGCGACGCGCTGCGACACGGATTCGATGTGATGAACCGCAACCGCCACCTGGCGGAACATGCGGGCGTTGTCGTCGGCATCACCGCCCAGCAGGCGACGGCGCACCGTCGCCTCGAGCATGTCGACGAGGGCCTCGTGATACTGGTCGGTCACCGGCTGGTCGACGCTGCCGACCGTCACCCTGCTGCCGTCGGGCTGGTCCACCGTGATGCTGCCGCGGGTGGCGATCATCGCCTCGACGATGAGGTCGACGGTCGTGTCGTCCGGTTTGGTCTGGCCGGAGCCGTACGGCCGGGCGGTATCGGACTCGGTGTAGACGACCAGCAGGGCCCGGGTCTCGGAGGCGTCGAGCCCGTCGATCGGATCCTGGCGGCTGTCATAGACGCGCGGGCCGGCCATGGTCGACCACGGGCCTGTCGCGGCGAGCGCCGACGGCGCCAGGGCCTCGATGGCAGCGAGCCGCAACGCCAGCCGGGCCAGCATGTCAGACCCGGTTCACGGTGCATGTCTGGCGGCCGACATCGTCGAAGTCGACCGCATGGACCCGCCAGGCCGACCCGTCGGCCTCGCGCACGAGAATGTCGCCCGGATTGACGTTGAAGCCGGCGGTGGCACCGACCTCAATCGTGTGACGGTGCGTGGAGACGCCTGGGCGGCGATCCTCGCGCACGTCGAGCGATTCCGGCAGGTCGTTGGGAACGTCCTGCTCGGTGTAGATCGCGGTCACTGTGCGCTGCCCACGCGACGTGTCGGCAACCCACGGCGCGTTGACGTTCGCCGGGCGGGTCCGCGGCTTGTGCGTGAACAGCTCGCCGAACACCCGGTCGTGCACGCCCTGGGCGGCGAGGTCCAGACGGGCGAACAGAGTGGCCATGCGGGTTCCCTTGTCTGCGACGGCGATGATCTTGGCCGCCCGGCCTCAGCTCAGGGCGTAGAGGTAGATGCGGCAGTTCATGTCGCCCGACGCGGCGGGCTCGGCCGAGAACCCGCATCGCTTGTTGCTGCTGGCGGTCCGCGTGAGGCGCTTGTTGGTGTCGTCCCAGTACAGAAGCTGGCCCTGCAAGAACGTCTCGGACGGGTTCTTGGGCAGCTCGACAACGCCGCTGCACAGCATGGGACAGCGCTTGCCTGCGGCGACGGTCTGCATGGCGACGACGACGATGTCGTTGATGGAATAGGCCGTTCCAGAGACAAAGTTGGAGGTGGCGATGAAATCGATGATCTGCCCGTCCTGAATGTAGTTTTTCATGACGGGCAGAACCTTTTGTGCGACGGGGCTTCAGGCCGCACCGGGTGGATCAGAACGCCCCGTTGAGGCGCACGCGGCCGGTGGCGGCGCCGGCGAGCGCGGCGGCGATGAAAATGCCGATCCTGGCGTTGGTGCCGACCACGTTGGTGACGTTCTTGGCCGTGTCGTCCCAATAGGCGACGTCGCCCTGGAGGATGGCCACGGCCGCCTTCGGCTGGTCGACGATGCCCTCGGCAAGCACCTCGACGAGCGCGCCGGAGGCGGCCGTCTGCATGGCCACCACGAAGCGGCCGGCCGCGCCGGTACCGGCGAGGAGGAAGCCGACACCCGTGGTGACGGCAGCGGGGGCGGTGACCTGGAAGCTGTCACCGCGCTGGATGAAATTGCGCATGGGGATCTCCCGACAGAGCTGAATGAAAAACGCGCGGACCGGCGAGGGTGGCCCCCACGCCGGGGGCGCTGAACGCGGCCCGTCAGGGCCGCGCCGCGATCACGCGCCGGCGTTGCGGTAGGCGCCGCGCCAGTCGATGGCGCCGAATCCGAAGTCCTCGACCACCTTGAGCGAGAGGCCGTCCTGGCGGAACGGCTGGTCGATCGCGAAGCGCGGACCCTCAAAGCCGCTGACATAGCCCCACACGAAGGTGGGCGCGACCATCGGGTCGGCGAACAGGTACCAGGCGTTGTCGGTGATGTAGGCGTCGATCACCGGCTTGAGGCTGGTGAGCCCGCCGCCGTTGAACGGGTTGATGTTGCTGACCTGTGTCGCCAGCAGCTGGGTCGACAGCAGCTGCTCAAGTTCCGTCTGCTTCTGCGGACCGGCCACGATCATGGCCGGGCCGATGTTGAGCGGGATGCCGTCCAGCGACTTCTGGACGCGCATGGCCGTACGGCCAAGGCTGATCGACGCGATGGTGATGGCCGCCGCCGTGCTGGCCTGGTTGGCATGGCCGCCGGCCGTGGCGACCGCCGTCGCGTTGAACAGGGCGCCGGTGTCCGACATGACCGGGCCGGCCTTGGCGTTGGCCAGCACGATGGCCCAGGCGACCCCGTTCTCGAAGTCCACCACACGGCGGCCGGCGGCGCTGGTGAGATCGGAGAACGCCGAGAGGTCGTCGTTGACGAACATCTGGCGGCTGAGGCTGACGATCTTGCCATAGGTGAGCGCCGAGACGGTCTCGCGGTTCTCGGAGATCGCACCGTTGCGGAACTCGCCGGTCTCGGTGAGCTGCTCGAGCACCGGGAAATCGCCGACGCGCAGAAAGCTGTGCGTCTTGAAGTCGTTGAAGTTTTTCTTCGCCGAGAACATGCGGTAGCTCGGCTGCTGGTACTGGTACTGCGCCAGCAGGAACTTGTTGGCCGCCGCGGCCAGCAGGAGCGGGAAGTCCGACGAGCCGAGCATCGAGCGCGTGACCACCGTCTCGTAGAGCTGCACGCGGGGCATGCGGTGCGCGCCGCGGATGCCCAGCGTCTCGGCGGCCAGCTCGACCAGCGACATGCCGGCGAACTCGCGGGAGCGCTCGGCGCTCTCGACCTTGGGCTGGCCGGCGGTGCCGTCGGGCGCGAAGCCCATGGCGCGCATGATGATGCCGTCCACCATGGCGGCGCGGCGGCTGTCCGGCGATTCGCCGGGATTGACGATGCCGATGGTGCCGGCGCCGGGCCTGAGCTGGGCGGCGGGGGACCGTGTGGCAAGGTCGTCGAGCACGGCGGCACGGAAGGCGTCGAGCGAGGTACCCTCGGCGATGGCATTGCTCACGACCGCCTGGTCGATGCCATGGCGGGCGCCGATGGCGATGATCTCGGCGGAACGGGCGCGATCGCCGCGCAGTGCAGCGCCGGGGTCGGCGGGCGCATGCGCCGGGGCGGCAGTGCGGGTCTCGGTGGAGGCCAGCGAGGGAGTGGCAGACGAGGAAGCGGTCGACTCCTCGGCCGGAGTCTGTCGAACCGAAGCATCGGTCATGGTGGTCTCCTGGGGTACGGCTGCAACAGCCAGAGGTGAAAGGGTTTCGAGCGAGCGGATGCCCGCGAACTTGTCGGCGGGGATCGACACGAGGGAGACCTCGAACAACTCCCAGCGGGTGCCGGTCCAGGTCTCGGTGTCGGTCTCGGCGTCGTAGTCCGTACGCTCCCAGCGCAGGACGCGGTAACCGCACGAGATGCCGGTGATCTCGCCGCGCTCGACCATGCCGGCGGCCTCAAGAGCCTCCTCGGTCTCGCCGAAGCGGACCACGCCGACGACGGCGGGGCTTTCGATGCGGGCCGATTCCAGCACGCCGAGCACGTTCCCGACCGAGCCGGAGTTGTGGCTGTCGAGCAGCTTGACCTGACCGAGCCCGACCCGGGACAGGTCGACGGCCTTGTCGGAGACCTCGAGGATCTCGATCATTCCCCAGCGCTTGACCGGCGTGCTGGTGGTGATGACCACCTCGGCCGTGCGTGTCCTGGGGTCGTAGCTGCCGCCGGTGAAGGCAAGCAGCCGCACGCCTGTCTCGGGCGGCTGGCCGGTCCGCTTTGTCATGGGTCAGTCCTTTTTCGCAGGCTTGGCCGGCGCGTCGGCGGCCGTTTCCTGCGGCGGCTGCATCTGGCCGGCCGCGTTCATCTTGCGGGGGTCGGTGTCGAGCACGATGCCGGAGGCGTCGAGCAGCGCGTTGAAGGCCGCGATCTCCTCGATCTGCTCATGCGGGTCTTCCCCCCACGAGGCGATGTAATCGCCCAGCGACATGCGGCCCGAGCGCACGGCGAGGATGTCGGCGTTGAGGTCCTTCACCGGGTCGATCGGCTCCCATGCCGGCGTGACCCAGCGCACCCCGACCCGCTCGTCCGCGGCGACGAGGTCGCCATAGGTGCGGCCGAAGCGGATGAAGTCGCGATACCAGGGCCGGCACAGCATCGGCACGACGGTGAGATGCTGGATCATCTCGACGGAGCGCCTGAACTCGATCTTGCCCGCCCGCAGGCTGGAATAGTTGGCCTGGCGCAGGTCGCCCGTGGCCTGGTCATAGGTGACGCCCGCGCCGGACGCCGCCGCCATCGTGCCGTTGAGCATGAAGGCGCCGAAATCGCTGGACGTTGACGGCTGGGCAAAGTCGACCTTCTCGCCGGGCGAGAGGCGCTGCATGACGCCGGGCGACAGCTCGCCGACGACCGTGTCGTGGGCCGTGCCGTCCGCGCCCGTTTTCTGCTCGGTGCGGGTGGCCAGCGTGCCCGTCGCGCCATCCTCGGACGTGATGAAGGCCGAGAAGCAGGCCTCGATGCGCGCCTTGACCAGCGCGGCCTCCTGATAGTCGGCGAGGTCGCGCATGATCGGCAGGGACGCCGCCAGCTCCGGCACGCCGCGCATCTGACCCGGCCGGCGGATGCGGTAGAGGTGGTTCACGCCGTCGCGCGGGACGAAGCGGGAGACCGGATAGGAGCCCCACAGGATGGCGTCGCCGGGGTTCTGGTCGAACAACCAGTAGCCGGCGACCGAATGCCAGTTCTCGTCCAGCGCCACGCCGAGGCGGGTGACACGCTTGTCGAACACGCCCTCGCGGTTGTGGTCGAGCTGGTCGCCCTCGATCAGCAGATAGGACAGGGCCGTCACGCCGCCGCGCGCGGACTGGTCGCGGAGCGCCAGGACTTCGCCGGTCTCAAACATCGCCTGAACGGCCTGGGCCTGCAGGCCGTAGAGGTCGACCTGGCGCCGTGCATCGGCCGTCTCGACGAAGCGGTCCCATGCCGATTTGAGCCGGCGGCGCTGGGCCTTGCTGTCCGTCTGCCAGGACGGGCGGATGCCGCAGCCCACGGTGTGGGCGGTGAGGATCTCGATCGACCGCTTGGCCAGCGGGCTGTTGCGCACCATTGACCGGGCGCGCTGGCGCATGGCGACGATGTCGCCGTAGAGCGCCGTGTTGGCGCCGGGCGGCTCCGCGCGCCACGACGAGCCGCGCCAGTCGGCGCGCGCCGCCTCGAAGCCGCCGCGCGCGACCATGTCGAGCTGCAGGCGGGCCTTGGCGCGGCCGAGCGCGGCGCTTGGCGAGAACACCGCGACCGCGCGGTCGAGCCAGTTCAGCTGGCCAAAGGGCTTGCCGGGGGCGTTCACCGGCGATGCTCCACGACAATGGTACGACCGGGGTCGGACAGGCCGAGGGCGGCGCGGATCTCCCGGCGCAGGGAGCGCATCTCGGCCAGGGATCGGTAGGTGACCTCGCGGCCGTCGGCGTACCTCACCTTGAGCGCGCCGGTGGCGATCGCCAGCTCGAGCGCGTCCAGGTCGGTTTGCCTGTAGGCCATGCGAAATCCCTATCGGCTGCGTTTGAGCCAGCCGGGACGAGCGCCGGACCAGCCCGTGCGCTTCGGAGCCGGCCGCGGGCCGGCGGGTTGCGCCGCCGGCCCGGGTTCGGCCTGCCCGGCATCAGGGGCGGATGCCTCACGAGAGGCCACCGGGGGCGCGGAAGGCGAGGATGGCGGCGCAAAGAGCGGCGCAGGATCGCTCGGAGGCGGGCCGCGCTCGACCATCAGCACCGCCCACTCGTCCGAGGTCATCCGCTGCAG